CGTTTAAAAAATCAACGCTTCATGGAGGTGAGTACCAGGACACCAACAAATACGATAATAAGGATATATATGTATTCTTTCCATTCATAGAGATTTCCAAATCCCGAAATCCCTATGTTTGTCTTCACAGTGGGTTCCACCTTGATTTCTTCGGGTGCATCATTTTCAATTTTAGTCAGGTTTTCAAGTTTATCCGTAGAACATTTAATATTCAATTTAATGATGTGATCTTGGTTCATAAAATCGTAGGGAATTAGGCGCCCGTGACTTGTATAGAAAAACTCAAGTTTGATATCTTGTATGTGTTTTTGAGAACCTTTGTGGAAATTGTGTACTATGGGGTCATCGCTACCGTGTACATTGACAAAGTCTCCACCATTTAGGAGAATGTGCCCCGTATAGAACGGGGATGAAGAATACACAGTCTTTGTGAATTCTTCCGATCCCGCAGAAAGTTTCAGTATAAGTGAATTTGGACCAGATAGATTGATTGAACCTGAGGTGAGACTGTTTCCAGAGGAGATGTAATCATTCGAACCAAATCCCAAAATCTGGTGAGGTGTCGTCAGTGGTGTATTATTACTGGTATAACCGTTCACCCCAGTTCTAAAACCAAGGGTAAATTCGTGGGTTCCGGCTGAATTTGATAGAGTCAGTTTATTTGTATCTGCATCGAAGACGACTGTGTCGACACTAGAACCCTGTAGTTTCGTATCTATGTCTGTAGCCAACAATGACCCGTTCGCATAGTTTGTTTCGTCCAGTGTGTAGACGTTTCCATCTACACTAAAGGATTTGTTGGTTGTACAGGTGGCGAGTTGGGGTGTTGGAATTCTGGCCGAAATGAGGGATATTTCTGAAACATCGTAAATTGGATTTTCCAACCTAATTGTATAATTATTCGCGTATGGGTACGCGGTGATGTCTCTTTCGCTACTATCTATGTCCAAAGTATGAACCTTCATTAAAATTACGGTATATAATTTTAATGACTGTTTTTGTCTAGGGGGTGGGTAATTTACTGGGAAATGCTATGTGCGAGGGGGTTCTGCTGGAGTTGTACCTTTGCGATGTCCAAAGAGTTCGCGTTGGGGTTTGCGTTACCCTTGTAAGCGTTAAACTGGTGGAATGGTTTTTGTTGGTAGTTTTGGGTCCAGCCACCGTTCGCCGCGTTCATGCGCCCATCCACACGGGTGGTGTCACTCCGAACCGCCGTGAGACGGCCACCCTGCTTCAAAGCACTTTCGCGGACGTTCATTCTACCCGCGTTACCCATCCGATTCGCCTTCCCGCGTCGATCTTCTGGTCGGAATCCGTACTTCATGAGTTCATCATTGGTGCGCTCAGTTACCTTAGAGGCTGCGGTGTTTGTGTACGCCCCGTAGAAGCTACTTATACCCGGTGCGGGTTGATTGTTGAAGCCATACTGCTCGTCGTGACGATCGGTTCTAAATCGGGTTGGATCTTGGGATGCTGTCTGGGCTGGAACAAAGCGCTTCGCACCGTTGAAGCCCAACCCATCATTGCGTAGACCAGTTTCCGAACGGTTCGTTGTTCGTTTCGTTCTTTCATGTTCGTTACGGGGAACAACACCCGACATACCCTGAGCGCGTCCGGGCATGGCAGGTAATCGAGATGGTAAATGTGCAGTTGTTTCGGGTTTGTTGTGGGTGAGTTGCCCGACGACCGCGGAGCGACCACCCGTGATGTCCCTAGCTGGACCCGCCCGTCCTGGAAGAGATGTTAAACGGTACTCACCAACATTCACGGGGTTCACCCTAAACGACTGCTGGTATCCACCAGTCGCTGGAACATCCGCACCAACCCCCAAACCTGGACCAACCAATTGCTTCTCGACCGGCGAGAGGTTGTTCATTCGACCTTGGTCATACATACGGTTTCGCATGTTTAGAATTTCCTGTCCCCCACTTCTCTGCTGAACGGAGACGTCACCAAAAGCCTCCATTTCCTTTTTGTGTGGAATACCTGTCCGAGTTAAAAATTCTTCCTTTACGTAGCGGGGTTGTGTCTGGGCCATGGGTGAAAAATCATCATTCTCTATGACCGGGGCTTCATCGACTTCTGGAGAGGGACCAACTACGGTCTTGTGGGGTTTACTCAAAGTTCTCCCAGCAAATATGAGACTGGCTACAGCCATGAGGGATATAGGGTCAGCCATTCTTAATTGTTGTTAATATTTTTATTGGCGTAATACCTTTGCTGGAAAAGACCATTCTGAACTTCCGCGCGCGTGCTCGAGGGTTCGTAGCTCATAGTTCGGAGAGGGACCTTACAGTCCATGTTGGTGAGGGGGAAAAGTTTACGTTCGTAGGTCTGGACGATAGTTTTGTTAAAACGGGAGGTACTTTGGGGTCTAAGTTGATCACTTGTATCTATGTGCTGCGCTGGTGATCCCTTACCCGCCATGTATGGGGCAGTTCCATACAACATGGTGTTGGGGCGGCACCCCCCACCAGAGCAATTGAGAGTACTGGGCTGGGGGTATACAAAAACTTCGTCGGTCGCCTTGACTGGAGCGATGGCCCCCGCATTTTGAACTATGGAAAGACCAGGTTGGAGCTGATATGCCATTTATTATTACATGAGAATTTTAATCTAACTACGCGCTACCACCTCTGGGACCTCGAATGTCCCCGTCACTACCTATCCCGGCGAAAGCCTCCAACTGAACCCCCCTCGCATTTGGATCACATAATCTAGTGTCAGACCGACAGGTGGGGCCATTCTTGGGTCCATACAACCATTCAGCAAACGCGGTTTGGTCACCTGGTATTTTTGTAACTGGGTTCGAAATAAATTGGCGATCGAGCCCGTTACGTTGATATTTGGGCATGGGGGTGCGAGATCTCCCCCCATCATATGGGATACGGTCCCCCGTCTTGGGTTTCACATTTGAATAATAACACGCTTCTAGGCGGTTTGGGGCATCTGTATAATCCGTAATTAATACATTTGCCATGGGGTTGTCTTGGGTTGGATGTTGACATTTGGCGGGTTTGGTGTCACCCCCATATTTCTCTCTGACCATCTTGGATGTGTATAAAACATAAATCACCGACAACACCACCAACCCGAGTACGAACACTCGGGGATCACGACGAATGAGGTACAATACACAGCACACATAAATCACGAACCGAGAGGCGGCATTCACCCTCTCCTCTGGTGTTTGTTCCCTAGTGGGCCAAAATTGTAAAACCTTTTCGGCGTTAATGAGTTGCTGAGGATTGTCGAACCAAGCCTTCATTTAATATATGTTAAGGTTTATTTTTTTGGAAGACCACCAAGCATACCACCCATCATTTTCATTAGGGCATCCTGGTCAATGTTACCATCCCCCGTTTGCATCTTGTCCGCACAATCCTTCGCGATACCCTCAATCATAGAGAGGGTGTCTGCGGGAATAGACGTGATGGTCGTCCCAAGCATGTAGAGTGTCTGGAGGTACTGCCAGGTAACGTCCTTGGTGTTCTCAGACATTTTGGTCCAATAGCTCTTGATATTGAGATCCTTCAATACGTCGATTGTATCAATCTCCTTCAAAAGGAAGGTTTCATCCTTTGCGGAAATCTTATCGGAATACGGAGAAACACCCTTCATGAAACCATCCACAATAATGCGCGGGTTGGTGCTCTTAATTAGATCGAAAGAAGTTAACATCTTCTTAATGCCCTTTTCATCTGGAAAAGTCTTGTGCAATTCCACAAGAAATTGACCCATCATATCGTTGAATGCCGAAACAGATGCCATTTTCTTAGTACGAGTTTATAATCTTTAAGTTTAGAAGGGGTCACTGGAAATGACCTCTTTTTTACCGAGACCCTGTGATACGATGAAAAACACCAGAATCGCGTTAAGGACGGCGGGTTTAGCGTATTTGTTAAGTTCCAACTTTCCCTCGTTATTGAGTTGAGCTTTGACATGAATATAACCAGCAGTTATACAGCCAGCAATTAAAGCGGCACTCATAGGTTCGCGTAAGTAATCAGAGAGTTCCATTTAATTATACCTGGGATTTTTTGTACGTTGCTCTGGTGCGTCGCCGAATAGAACACCCTCATCGTCTTCTTCGGCCTGGGGATCTTTGACGGTGGGAATGGTCTTAAATTCATTTTCCAAACCAGTCATCGGGGGCTCGATATCGGACGGTGGTTCCATTGGGGGCTCGATCTCGGACTCCGGTTCCACCGGGGGCTCAATCTCAGACTCTGGTTCCACTGGAGGCTCCCCCCCAAAGGTCTCTGGTTCCTCCTCAAAATCATCCACCACGTCGGGATCTGGACCATCCTCAATTTCACCACCCAGATTTATATCCCTAGAATCTTGGGACATGTAAGTCTGGAGAATCTGTTGAACGGGGATGAGTTCCTTGACGGTTGTCTCGATACACGCACAAAAGCGTGAAGTCAGTATTTCATCCCTCGTGTATTCACTCTGATCTTCGTGGAAAATGTAGGGATCTTTGTACAAATCTTTAGCGACATTGTTGTAACACGTCTGAATGAAAACCTCGTTGGTGGGTAACTTGAGGGCAATCTTTTTGTTGTCAGCCTTGAGGCGGACAGCAGAGAGAATCTTAGTGCACGCGACAAACACCGCGGCTAAGAGGTCGTTGAACCATGCACACCTATTTGCGATATTATCGGAATGTTGTTTAGACATCGCATTGGACCAGTTTGGTACCTCCTTCAATAACTTTTGGAACATAACCAAAACTTTTCGTCCCTTGGACATGGTGACGGCTTCATTGTATGTATCCTGAAAAACTTCAATCATAGCTGGGCACATAATGAGACAGAGCTGCCCCAAATACTCTTTTTTAGCTTCTACTAAAACGTTCAAGTTGTCCATTTATGATTAAGGGGTTTTTTAAAAATAGTTTTTCCTACGCACCCCGCCTGTACTGATTTGCCATCTTCTTGAGGTTCATTAGGTTTGGGAAATCTCCATCATCTGTAGCACCTTTCTTTTCCTTTTTCTTCTTTGGGGTCATCCAGTTTACGTATATATCAAATTCACTCACCAATTGAACTTGAAATCCACCCAGTGTAAATTGCCTGGCGATATACTTCGCAGCTGCAGCCCTGTCAAATACCGGGTACCCTATTAAAAAGTAGGGAATGGTCATGAAAAGTTGTTTATGTCCAAGTTCTACCGATTGTTTAATCTTGGCTGAAAATTGTTCGTATATTTTCATGTAAATTTCTTTC